GTCGCCACTGCGCAGGCGGCGCGCCGTTCGTCCCCGGCGGCGAGGGCGTCGTCCAGCTCGACGACGTAGTCGTGCAGCATCTGCAGGTCGGTGGCGCAGCCGAGTGCTGCGTCGGTGCGCTCGCTCATGCCGCCTGCTCCTCGTCGGGCGCGCTCGCGGGCCACGGCCAGGGAGCGGACTGTCGGGCTTCGGAGCAGAAGGCCGCTGGTTCGAGTCCAGTCGGGCGCACCACCAGGCGCAGCCGCCGGTCGATGCCCTCGCCGGCGGTCGGCGTCGGCGGCCTGGGGCCGACCGGCGCGGTGACGTTGGATGCCCGCGCCAGCAAATCCGCGAGGCTGATCTCCAGAGCGCCGAGCACGCGCTCGAGCTCGTCGGTGTCAAACGGGAACTCGCCCGTCAGCCGCCGGGACATCTTCGACTGCGACATGCCCACGTGGCTCGCGAGCGAGACGCCCGTGATGCGGCGTTCAGCGAGGATGCCTCGCAGTGCCGTCGAGACGATGGCCGTCAGGCCTTGACGGCTCGGCATCGGGATCACTCGGTCGACTGACATGCCCGCCACGCTAGCGCCCGCCTGGCGCTCGTGCAACCCACCTAGCGGGTGACTCATGCGACCCCTGAGGCGCACAACCACGACACGCCGATAGTGCCCCTTGCGCGGATACCCACGTGGCGCATATGGTCGCGGCCATGTCTCAGGCACCCATTGAGCGGGTAGGCGAAGCATCGGCCGCGATCTCTAGCGGCCTGCGGGCTCGACTCGCAGTCCAGCGCATCACCGGCGCCGAGCTCGCTCGTCGGCTGGGCCGGTCACAGTCGAGCATCTCGCGGCGTCTCATCGGTGACGCGGCGTGGGACGTCGACGAGCTCGCGGCTGTCGCTCGCGCCCTCGACGTGGACATCCTCGAGATCGTCGAGCCAGCGCGGAGTGCGTCGTGAGCGCGCTGGCGGTCGAGGTTCGTCTGCGTGATGGTGACGAGTGCCGTCTGTGTGGCCGCGTCGTGCGCTTCGCCTCGTGGCGGGCTGAGCGTGGCCGGTTCCTGCACGTGTCCCCCGGGCTCGGTGAGGCTGATGCGGCCGCGTTCGTGGTGGCGTGCTCGCGATGCGCGTCGTTGTGGCCGGGGCTGCACCCGGTGCTGCGTCGGTTGGTCGACGAGGCGTGGCGTGAGTTGGTTGCGACTCGGCCTGAGGAGCGTGCCCGGTGAGCGCGCGTCATGGTCTCCCGTACTCCCTATTCGACGAGCTTCGTGCGGTGCACCGCCGGTCCCGGCGCGGCGTGCGGGTCGTCGAGCAGGGTCTTCTTGTGGCGTCGGGCGTCAACGTCCGGACGCATGGGTCCAGCGAAGGCCGTTCGGGCGCTCGTCTTCCCGCCTGTGATGAACGTGTCCTGCGCCCGGCGCCGCTCTCCCCTCGCGTTCCCGAGTCGCTCGCCGTCGAGTTGCCGTCCGGGTATGAGGGCTCGGACGTCGAGGTGCTGCTGGGGATGCTCGACGAGCGGGGCCGGCGATGAACGCCCCGACGCCCCCGGCCGGCGGCGGGTTCGACGGTGACGTGGATCGGGTGCTGGGCATCATCGCGTCGACGCCGACGGCTCCGGCCGGGCAGCTGCGTCCGGAGTACTCGGACCGGGATCTGGCGGACCTGCGGCTGCTGGCCGCCCCGGGCGAGCTGCCGGCCCCGGCCTCGGTCCCGGTCCCGGTGTTGTCGCCGGGGTTGTGGGACGCGGCTCGTGGTCGCCAGCATGAGCGTCCGGGGCGCCTGGCGTGGGTGACGGGTGTGCTGGCCGGGATCGGCTTGGGCGGGCTGCTCGGCGTGGTCCTCGTCGAGTGGTGGGCGCCGTCGGCGGAGCCGGATCCTCTCGGTGACTGGATCGTGCGGGTCTGCATGGCTGTGGCCGGGTTGGCGCTCGCGGTGGAGGTGCTGCTGACCTGGCGTGAGCGGGTCCACCGTCTCGCGTACCGCCGCCGTCGTCGTGGTGGTGCCTGGTGAGCGGGCCGCTGGTGGACATCGGCCAGCTGACCAGTGACTGGCGTGCTGTCCTGGCCGTGAACTCCCCGCTGCTCGGGGTGTCCCGCTTCTACGACCATGCGGAGGGGCTCGCGCAGGCGGTCCTCGCCCAGGCGGCCCCGGACACGTGGCGGTCGATCGGTGAGGCGTTCCTCCTCGAGCTGCACCTGACGATGGCGACCTGGCGTCGCCCGATCGGCTGGGAGCAGCTGCTGCGCGCCCGGGTTGCGTTGCGGCTGATCGACGCGGCGTTCGACCGTGCCGTGCACGCCCCACCGGGGGTGTCCCCGTGAAGCGCAGCCCCGTCGACGACCTGCTGACCCCGGTCACGTGCCGGCACGGCGGCCGCGCCGGACGCATGCCGGACGGGCAGTACTGGTGCCCGCAGTGCCGCGCCGACGCCGTCACCGAGCAGGCCCGCCGGCAGGCGCTCGCGGAGGCGGAGCGGGCCCGCCGCGAGTATCTGCGCCGCCTCGGCTGGCACAAGGGCCGCCCGCCTCGCGACACGGCGATGCGGCAGGCCAACGACGACACCCTCCCCGACTGACCCCGACACCGACCGCCCGCCTCCGACGGCGAGCAGAACGGACCCCCTCGTGACCGACACCGACCTTGAGCGATTCCGTGAGCACTCGATCCTGCTGAACACCCTCGGCTGGCGCATCGCCGAGGCGCTCGGCGACATCCCCGCCGGCGCGACCAGCCACGAGGCCGATGAGGCCGCGGACCTGACCCGGCTCATCGCATCCCGCGAGCAGCTCCTCGAGGCGGTGGCGGCCCAGCACGGGCAGATCGACGCCGTCCTCGAGCTGCACAGGCCGGTGGTCTTCTGGATCGGGTACACCGACGAGCGGCTGTGGCCGAGCCGCGAGGCGGCCCAGACGGACGTCGACGAGCACTGGAACTCGCACCCATTCGACGACGGCGAGCCCACCGAGAAGCCGGTGCCGTACGAGTTCCGCCTGTGCGAGCACTGCATGCACGTCGCCTGGGAGTACGACGACGGCGAATCCGTCGCGGACAACGGCTACGGCGCCGCCTCGCACTGGCCGTGCGCCACCGCGCTCGCGGTTGGGGTGGCGGCGTGATGGCCACCCGGACGAAGCGGGCCGGGGTGCCGGTGCCCGAGGCCTCGCCGGCGTCGCCGGCGCTGGACGAGCTGACCGGCGCGCTGCCGCGGCTCGTCGAGATCCCGCTCGACCAGCTCGAGCCGCACCCGCAGAACCCCCGCCGCGACCTCGGCGACCTGGTCGAGCTCGCGGACTCGATCAGGGTCTCCGGGATCCGCCAGCCGCTCACCGTGGTGCCCAACCCCGGCCGCACCGGCTCCTTCCGCACTGTCATCGGTCATCGCCGCGCCGCGGCCGCCGCGCTTGCGGGCCTGCCGGCGGTGCCGGCGATCGTCGACGAGGCGTTGTCGCCGGCGCAGCAGCTCGAGCTGATGCTGATCGAGAACGTGCAGCGCGCCGATCTGACGGTCATCGAGGAGGCCGACGGCTACCAGGGGCTGCTCGATCTTGGTCTGCTGCCGGACGCGATCGCCCGCGAGACGGGTCGGTCGGAGTCGACGGTGCGGCGCCGGCTGCGGCTCGTCGGACTGCCGGAGAAGGCCCGAGAGAAGCTCCACAACGGACAGGCGACCCTGGCGCAGGCTGACCGGCTGAACGACTTCGACGACGACCCGGAGCTGGCCGGGCTGCTGGCCGGGCTGCTCGGCTCGAAGGACTTCGACAACGAGCTCGAGAAGGCCGTCAGGAAGCGCCGGGTCCAGACCACGATCGAGCACCTCGTGGCGCAGCTGGAGGCCGCCGGCGCGAAGAAGATCGAGACCGCCGGCAGTCCCTACTGGACCTCTCCGGAGGGCATGCTGCGGGTCGACTACGTGAACCGCTACGAGCTGCAGGGCGGCCTGAACAGCGGCGGCGTGAAGAACTTCATCGAGAAGACGGCCGGCGCCGACGCGGGCTGGACGTTCGCGGTCAGCCGCACCGGCTACGACGACTACCTGCACACGTTCCGGCCGCTTACCGACGAGGACGAGTCCCCGACGGCGGCTGCACCGGCGGTCGACCCGGAGCGTCAGCGGCAGCTCGCGGAGGAGCGCGCTGCGGCTGCCGCGGCCGCGGAGCGGCACGAGCGGTTCACCGTGTTGCGCACCGCCTTCCTCGAGGGCCTCAAGAAGCGCCGCCTCACGCTCGCGCAGGTCGAGGACCTGGCGCTGTTCGTCGCGCGACGGCACCTGGTCGACGCGTACGAGGACCAGCCGGCGTACGCCGACGAGGGGCAGCTGCGCTCCTGGTTCGGCATCGACGCCACGCAGATCGAGACCGCGGCCACCGAGGCCGACCCGAAGGCGGACGTCGAGGCCATGATCGAGCTGGCCGTTCGGGACGCGATCAGCTACGCGAAGTTCGACCAGGCCCTGCTGGCGCTCGCGGTGCTCGCGGAGGAGGCGGAGCTTGCGCCCACCACCTGGCACTGGCCCAACTACGCGGCGCCGCGCACGGTGGCCTACTACCTCCTGCTGGAGCGGCTCGGCTACCAGGTCTCGACCGACGAGGCCGAGGCCATGCGCCCGCCCGTCGAGGAGGAGGGCGCCGTCGAGGGCACCGGCGACGACGAGGATGACTTCTACGACGCGGACGCCGATCTCGGCGAGGACGGCGAGGAGCCGTGAGCCGGCCGACGTCGTTCCGTCCGCGGCGCCTGGCGGCGGTGCTGTTGGCCCAGCAGCACGCGCTGGTCGGGTTCGACCGGGCCGGTCATGGCGCCCGCGGCGCTGACGCGATCCGGGGTGCCGCGGCCCGGTGCCGCCGCGAGTCGTCGTACTGGCACGCGGCTTCGAACGCCTCGCCGTCGAGCGCCGCGCTCGCGGCTGACTACCTGGCGGCCGCGTTCCTGCTCGAGGACCGCGCCGGCCGGGCTCGGGGGTGCTGGTCGTGAGCGTTCCATCGATCCCGGTTTCGGAGATCCGGCCGAACCCGCGTAATCCGCGCCGCGACGTCGGTGACGTCACCGAGCTTGCGGCGTCGATCCGCGCGGTGGGTCTGTTGCAGCCGCTCGTGGTCACGCAGGTCCGTGGCGGCTGGATGCTGATCGACGGCCATCGCAGGCTGGCGGCAGCCAGGCTCGCCGGCCGTGACGCGGTGCCGTGTGTGGCGATCAGGCCCGGCGACGAGGGCCCTGACACCGCGCTCGCGCTCGCGGCGGCGATGCACAAGCAGCTGTCACCGCTGGATCGCGCGTCCGCGTTCCGACAGCTGCATGACGGGCAGCACCTGTCGGTGACGGCGATCGCGCAGCGTACGGGCTACTCGGCGCGCACCGTGTCGGAGTCGCTGCGGCTTCTGTTGCTGCCGCCCGAGGCGCGGGACATGGTCGCTGGCGGCGATCTGACGTTGGGTGCGGCGAACGATCTGGCGCGTCAGGTGGCGACGAGGGGATCCGGTGCGGCCCGCATCGGCCGCGTTTTCACGCCGCCGTACTTCGGCTCCGGCCATCCGCTCGCCGCAGCCGCACGTGCCCGTTGTACGCAGCACAGGTTGTCGGCTCAGGTGAAGCGCGTGCACCTCGTCGGCCATGTCGCGTGTTCGCCTTGCTGGGAGGCCACTATCCGCGAGGACGAGCGTGCGCATCCAACCGTAGGTGCCTCATGAGCGCCGCCGCTGCCGCGCCGGACCCGTCGCCGGGTCTTCCTCCGGCTGCGCCGTCGACGCCGGCCCCGTTGTCGACGCCTGCGCCGGCGGTCCCGGACGTGGCTCCGGTGCCGCTGTTGCCGTTGCCGGCCGTGGCCGAGTGGAACGACCGGTTGATCGCTGCGGCCGCGGCGCTGCGTGACGCGCTCGATGGTCTCGTCGAGGTCGAGTCCCTCGCCGAGCAGACCCGGGTCCGGGTACTTCGCGCGCACTCCGAGATCTCGATGCTCCTCGTTCACCTGCCCGTCCCGACACCCCAAGGAGAGCCCAGATGACCGTCACCCCCGACACCCCCGACACGTCCGAGACGCCGGCTGTGCGCGCCGCGCTCGAGCAGGCACGCCGCCGCTACGCCGAGGACCTGCCAGGCCTGGTCCGCAAGGCGGCCAACCGCCGCGAGCTGCTCGCCGCGGACGAGTCCGATGTCGCGTTCGTCGAGCGGCAGCTCGTCGAGCTCGACGCCGCGCTCGCGGCCGCGCCCGCCGGCGGGTTCCCGGTGATGCTGCTGATGAGCCCGATCGAGGCGACGGAGTTCGTCTACCGGTTCACGGGGCCGGCGGTGGTGGTCCTCGACGGGCAGGGTGTGCCGGCACTGCTGTTCCGCAGCGACGGCTCGCCGGCGGCGCTGACGCCGCGGTACGGCTCACCGGTCACGCTCGCCACGCTCGCGTTCCCGCTGATGGTGGTGGAGCTCCGATGACGACGCTGTCGGGCAAGCTGCCGAAGGACTCGAAGCTCAACGGGCTGCACTCGATCGAGCACTCCCTGGTCGACGCGGAGGAGGAGGACCGCTGGACGCTGCTCGTCGAGGTCGCCGTGCCGTTCACGAAGCGGTCGGTGAAGACCGGTGAGGTCGAGGCGCAGCTGCAGATCGTGCAGGTCCAGCCGGTCCTCCCCGGGGACCTGGACGTCGCGGACCGGCTGATGCGGGCGGCCCGTCAGGCGCACTCGGGTCAGTCCGAGCTCGAGCTCGACGGCCTGACGGTCACCAAGGGCACCGGGGAGGTCATCGACGGCCCGTGGCACGCGCACGAGATCGACGGCTCCGGGGTCGTCCGGGTGCCGGCCGACGACGGCGACGACGAGGACGACGAGGACGACGAGGACGGCCAGGACGAGCTGGACCTCGACGACGACCCGGACGACGGGGACGACCGGTGAACCGGCAGAAGGCGTGGACGCTGGCCCGCGCTCGCGGCCGGTCGACGTCCCCGGTCCCGGCCGCCCCGGTGCGCCAGCACGTGCTGGCGCTGCGGGCCGCGCACGTCTCGCAGCTGGCGCTCGCGGCGGCTGCGGGCTGTTCGCCGTCCGCGGTCGCGAACATCGAGCGTGGCACGTTCGCCACGGTGCAGCGGCGCCTGGCCTCCCAGCTGCTGCGCCTCGGCGTCGACGACGTGATCGCGGGCCGGTGCCGCCCGAAGGACCGTGTGCCGGCGGCGGGTGCGATCCGCCGCGTGCAGGGGCTCCTCGCGTTGGGGCACTCGCACATGGTGATCACCGCGGCGGGCGGCCCGGGTTGGGACTCCGGCACTGTCACCCGTGACCGTGGCCGTGGGTGGACGTTCCTGCGGGTCCACGAGGCTGCGTGCGCCGCGTACGCGGCCCTCTCGGCGGTGCCCGGCACGAACCCCCGGACCCGCGCGTACGCGGCCGCTGCGGGCTACCTGCCGCCGCTGTGCTGGGATGACGAGGACCTCGACAACCCGCACGCCAGGCCTCACGCGGCGCGCCCCAGGGTCGAGCGTCTGGACCTCGACGAGCTCATGTGGCTCATCCGCGCCGGCGAGAGCCCCACCCGGGCGCTGGCCCGCTGCGGGGCGTCCGTCTCCGGCGCCGAGCGTGCCGCCTGGCGCGCCACCCCGGTCCGCCGCGACGTCCTGACCGCGCTCGCGGGGTTGCGTTCGCAGCAGCGCAGGGCCGCCGCATGAGCGCGGCGCAGGTGGGTTCGGTCGTGGTGTTCGCCGACGAGCGGGACACCCGGGGTCGTCCGATCCGTGGCCGCCGTGACCTGCTGCGGATTCCGGTGACGGAGCACGGCACGTTCGACCGGTGGCGGCTGCACGTCGCGGTCGGTGAGCAGCCGTGCGCGTCGTGCGCCGGTGCCGCCGCGCAGTACTGGACCGACCGGAGGCACCCGTGACCGGCGAGATGATCACGACCGCTGCCGAGGTCCAGGGTCTGCCGGCCGAGTGCCTGCTGTGTTCGGAGCGGCCGGGCTACGGGCCGACGTACTTCGTGACCTTCGACTGCGGCGACGGGGTTGTGATGATCGACCAGGCCGGCGCGATGGGGAACTGGCTGCCGGGCGAGCTGGTCGACGAGTGGGGTCCGCTCGTCGTCGTCGCCCGCGGCATGAGCAGCACGGGGCCGGCCGTGGCTGAGCTCGAGGAGGGCGGGGTCCTGTGGGCGGAGTCGGGTGTCTCGCTGTTCACGGGCGAGCCGTTCGTGACGTTGCGGTGGGGCTCGCACGTGGGGCAGTGCTCGCCGGACGACGCCCGCCAGACGGCGATGTCGATCCTGGCTGCTGCTGAGGCGGCCGAGTCCGACGCCGCGGTCGTCAAGCATCTGCGCGCGATCGGCGTGGGCGAGCAGGCGGTGGGCCAGTTCATCGGCGACCTGCGCACGATCCGGGATGCGTCATGACCAGGGCTGCCGCGTCGTGGGTGGATCACCCGCTCGTCGTCGCCGTGGACGGCCCCCTGGGGTCGCGGTGGTACTTCGAGGACGACTGGCGGAGGAAGGTCGCGGCGGGCCGGTACCTGGTCGAGCGTGGCCAGGCCGGCTCGGTGTACCTGGAGTACGAGCTGACCGACCGGCGCGTGGACCATCCGAGGGAGAAGACGACGGGCCGGGTGCTGCGTTGGCGTGGCTCGGGTGGGGTGGGTGCCCGGTGAAGACGATCGTGACGATCCCGCTGGATCTGCGCCAGGAGGCCTTGTCGGCGAACGCGCGGGAGCACTGGTCGACGAGGGCCGCTCGCACGCGGGTGCTGCGTGGGAAGGCCGCGGCCGCGCATCGTGGTGTGGCCCGGGAGTTCGCCCAGTACGGGGTGCAGCGCGCGCACCTGACGGTGTTCGTGGAGTGGCCCGACAGGCGTCGCCGGGACGTGGCGAACCTGTCCCCCACGGTGAAGGCGCTCGTCGACGGGGCGATCGCCGCCGGCGTGCTGCCCGATGACGATGACACCCGGATGGTCGGCCCGGATCTGCGGGTCTCGCTGGGTTCGACAGGCCGCAAGGATCTCGCCCGGCTGGTGTTCGAGTGGAAGCCGGTCGAGGCAGGTGTTCGTCGATGAGGGACGTCGAGGAGACCACGTCGGCGAGCCCCACGCCTGAGCAGCGGGGACGTTGCGCGCAGCGCTGGCGCTGTGAGGTGTGCGGGCTTCAAGGGCAGACGTGGCTCGGTCACGAGGAGACGACAGATCTGGCGGCGCATCAGCGCTGGGTCCACGGGGTGCGGCGATGACCGTCGACCTGACCAGGGGCACCCGGTGGGCGCACGAGCCGCATGTGCGGGTCGGTGATCCCTGCTACGCGTGTGGCACGCCGATGGTGCCGGCGTCGCGCCACTGGCCGACCTGGGCCGTCCCGCCGGGGTATCGCCGGCACGGCTCGTTGGGCCTGTGCCAGCGCTGCTACGCCGACCCGGCGCTCGCGGATCTGCGGGCGGAGGCGCGTCGTGGCTGAGGAGCGTGAGGTGTTCGGGCATCGGCCCGTCGACGAGGCCCGCCGCCGCTACAAGGCCCGTCGGCTGGCGGATGCCGCCCGGGCGTTGGGGCTGACGGACGAGGACCTGGCGGTGGGGTCGGGGAACCGCGCCCGGGTGCGCAAGGCGGCCGGCGTCAAGCAGGTGAAGTCCGAGGACACGTGGCTCGTCGTGCACGAGCTGATGACGAGGCAGGAGACACGATGACGCAGGAACCGCTCCCCCTGGTGGTGCCACCACGGCAGCCGCCGACGCCCGACGAGCGTCGAGTGGAGGCCGTCCGTTCGACGCTGGCGGCCTACGACCAGGAGTACGACGAGCAGCGCGTCGCGGACTTCGAGGCGATCCTCGGGTTGCGGCGCCTGGTCCCGCACCCGGTGCCGTCGTGGATCGTCGTCGAGCCGTTGTGTGTGACGGTCCGCTGCTCCGACTGCGAGGAGCCCGCCGAGGACAGCGACTACGGCGCGGTGCACTACTCGTCGATCGAGGAGGCCCGCACCTCGGTCACCCCGCCCGAGTGGGACGCCGACCCGGTGTACACGTTCGTCGGTGAGGACCTGCTGTGCTCGTCGTGCCGGGAGAAGCGCGAGTGCAAGACCGTCGGCGATCACCAGTGGCGGGAGATCTCGCGCCCGCCGACGATGCACGGCGTTCCGCCGAAGCTGTGGGTCTGCGACAACTGCGGCGAGACCAGCCGCACCGACCCGGCGGTCACCCGATGAGCGCCGACGACCCGGACATCTACGTCGAGGTCCGACCCAACACGGACGGTTCCTTCGACATCGTCCCCTTCCACCGGCTGCCGCTGCTCGGCGCCCGCGCGGGCGCGCAGCACGTACCCCTCGGCACCCACACGTGGACGCCGACTCGCCGGGAGCTCAAGCGGCTCAAGCGTGAGGGCCGCGACCCGTACGACGAGGCGATGCGCCGGGGTCGCCACGTACTCGAGGCACGCCGCGCGGCGGCCGAGCAGGACGCCGCCCTGCGCGCACAGTTCCGGCGCCTGACGTGACGCCCGCCACCCACCGAGCCCGGGGACCGCCCCGCGCTCGCAGCCATCCGAATCGACTTCGACGACGACCTGGAGAGAGCATGAACGAGCACCCGCCGCCCCCGTCCCGGACCCGGCGACCGATCCCCGCCGCGCCCAAGCGGGTCCGTCTCCAGCGGAGGAAGGGCTGGCGTATGCCGGCCGGCGCGATCAAGGTCGACCGCTCGACCACCTTCGGGAACCCGTTCGTGGCGGGCGAGCCGAACGGCCTCGGCTGGGGCCTGGTCCGCGACGACGAGCACGCCGTCTGGCTGTACCGCCAGTGGCTGACCACCCCGACCCGCTCGATCGTGTTCGAGGCCGACCGGCACCGGACGATCCTCGAGCGCCTTCACACGCTCGCCGGCCATGACCTGGCCTGCTGGTGCGCGGAGGGCTGGCCGTGCCATGTCGACGTGCTCCTGGAGCTCGCGAACCGGCCCGACGTCCCCGAGGTCGCCCGGCTGCTCCTGGGCGCCTGGTCGGCCCCACGGTCCCCGGTGGAGGTGTCCGTCGCCCTCGGCCAGTTCGGGCGCCTGACGGGCATGGAGCCATCCGAGGTCACGCACCTGGCCGACGAGCTCGACGCGCTCGTCGCCCTGGCTCGCACCGATCCGGCCGCGGCTGTCGTCCGCGCCAACGCCGACGCCGACCTCGACGAAGCGAGAGGAGGTGAGGACGGATGACCGCGCGATCCCATACCCGGACCCGTCGGCGTGCCAAGCGCCGCAAGGTCGCCAACGACGCACGCCGCGCCGCTCGTCGCGCTGCTGGCCGACTCAGAAGCTGAGCCCGGGCGGCACCCGCACGTGGACGCCATCCGTCGAGCCCGGGGACCACCCCGCGCTCGCGGACACGCGACCCGATCGACCCTGAGGAGCACCTACACATGGCCTGGCTGAGGCTCGGTGACAACGCGGCGACGTATCCGAAGCTGCTGGAGTGCGGTGAGCACCCCGACGCTGACGACGACACTGTCGACCTGGTCTTCGGCTGGTTCATCCGCGTGGCCGCGCAGGCGGCGCTGCACCCGCACGCGACTGAGTACATCGTGTCGATGGCCACCGCGCGGCTGATCGCCGGGAGCCGGGAGCGGCTCGAGGTGCGAATCCGGTTTGCCGAGTACGGCGGCCTGGTGTGGCGCATCAATGTCGACGGCCGCCCGGCGCTGCGGCTGATCAACGACGTGAAGTTCGTCCACATGAAGCCTCAGGAGGTCCTCGACTGGGAGGCCCAGCAGCGCACCGACAACTCGAACAGGCACGTCACACTGCGGGTGCGGATGCGTGACGGGGACGCGTGCCGCTACTGCGGGCACGTGGTGTTCTGGGCCGACCGCCGCGGCGCCAAGGGTGGGACGTACGACCACCGGCCGCCTGGCCGCCCAGCTTCGGCCGACACCTCGGTCGTGGCGTGCGGCGCCTGCAACTCCGCCCGGGGCGGGATCACCAAGGAGTTCGCCAAGGACGACGTCGACGCCGCGCTCGCGGCCGCGGACGAGGCGTACCCGCTGCGCCCGGCACCGGACGAGCCGTATTACTCGCCGTCGACGCGCGCCTGGCTCCACAGGTGGACGACGATCCTCGGGCAGTACGGCCTGGTGCCGCCGCCCCTGGCAGACCCCGATGAGCAGCCGTTAGAGCCGGGTACGCCGGCGCCAGGCGCAGCCCCTGCGACGCCCTCCGGGGCCGGCGCTGGGCTTGCGACGGGCGACGAGGCCCGGCCTGATGCGCGCCGCGGTGGGCGCCGATCTAGGTCGCGTGAACCTACCGATAACGGCAGGTTTCAGCAGATCGGAAGTCTGCAGGATCTAGATCCGCCGGGACGGGTCGGGTCGGGTCAGGTCAGGTCTGATCGGGAGGGCACGGGCAGGGCTGGGCCTGGCGGGGCTGGGCAGGGTCTCGCGCCGCCGCCTGCTCCTCCTCGTCGTCGTCCTCACCGGGGCGGCCGCGGTGGTCGGCGATGATGGGCGAGCGGCAGCTGTGCCCGGTGTGCGGCCAGCGGGTCCTTGATCTGATCGTCGGGGAGGCGGTGTGTGGTCCTTGCCTGGCGCGGCTTCGTGGGTTGCTTCGCGGGATCGGTTCGCTGACGGAGCGTCAGGCTGGAATGGTGGTGGTGCGGCCGGCCCGGCGCGACGGTCGGCTCGTGGTGCGGCGGGCGATCGATGGCAGCGTGGTGGTGCCCGGGTTGGCGGAGTCGCTCGAGGCGGCGGTCCGGCGCGAGCTGCGGTTCGCGGAGCCGGCGCCGATCTCGCGTGGCGGCGGGTCGCGGTTGCCGCTGGTGCCGGCGTCGGTGTTCGCTCGCGATGAGCTGCTCGAGGTGCTCGACGGTCAGGCGCGTGACGTCGCGGCTATCCGGGGTCTGGCGGCGCCGGCTCGGGCGCTGGTGCCGGCGGCGGCGTTCCTCGTGCCGCAGGTCTCGTGGATGCGCACCCGGGACGACGGCCCGGCTCGGGTGCTGGCGATCACGGAGGCGATCGTCGCGGCGCGCCGGGCCGTCGATCATCCGGCGGATCTGGTGTACCGCGGCCGCTGCACCGGGCCGGCGCCGTCGGGTGAGGGGTTGTGCGATCGGCCGCTGTACGCTCCGCCGGGTCGTCCGCTCGTCGAGTGCCGGTGGTGTGGGGCGACGTACGGCGCGGAGCAGCTGCGTTCGGCGCTGCTGTTCGAGGTGCGGCGCAAGATGATGACCGCGACTCAGGCGGCGATGGCGTTGCACGCGCTCGGCGTCGAGTCCGCGACGCCGTCCATGGTCCGCGGCTGGGTGCACCGGGGCCGGCTCAAGCCGAGGGCCTGGGCCGCGTCGCGGCGGCATGATCCGCTCTACCGGTTCGCGGATGTCTGGGATGCCGCGGTGCGGTTGGGCCTGGCCGAGCCGGCGACACGCCGCGCTGACCGCCCGGTCCACCTTGCTTGACATCGCGAACGCTATGGTCTGTCACAGTGAGCCGAAGAGGCTCCGGAGCCCGGTCCTGGTTGGGGTCGGGCTCTTGTGCTTCCCGGGGCCGTCGCAGGTCCCGGGAGCGGACCGCCTCACCTGAGCACGGCACGACGGGTGAGCGCAGGGTCGGCGGGCGTCGTCGGGGCGCTGAGGAGCGGCGAGCGGTCCGTCGTCGCCGGCCCGACCTGGAGGATGGCGTCGATGCTCGACGAGTGGGATCCCCGCCGCGGCCGCGAGGGTCGCACGTGGCGCCGCCTGGTGGCCGAGCTGTGTCCTCCGGGTTCGTTCTGCCAGGTGCCGGAGTGTACGAAGCCGACGCGGGAGATCGTGTTCGGGTTGCGGCCGCGGCATCCGATGGGCCCGAGCCTCGATCACATCGTCCCGCTTGAGGATGGTGGTCATCCGACGGCCCGGTGGAACCTTCGGCCGGCGCATCTTGGGTGTAACTCGACCCGCGGCAACCGGCTGCGACGGGGCCGGCGACCGGTCTACCGCCCGTCGCGCGCTCGCCTCGTGGCTGAGCGTTTGCGCAGGTCAGGGGCCTGACTTTTTTTGATTTGCAGATTCGGTTCACCCGCGCCCCCCGACCTTTTTCTCCCCACGGATCTGCCGGGGTGGTCCGCCCACAGCTGTAGTCGGGGCATGTTCTCGCAGGTCAGGCCCTTGGTCGGGCTCTCGTGGAGGGGGTCCCGATGCCGCGTCATGCTCGCCCGGTCCTGGACCTGCCGGAGCACGGCCTCAAGGGCTGGAAGCACGGCTGCGGCTGCACGGTGTGCCGGGCGGCGCACACGGCTGACGTCGCGGCCTGGCGGGCGAAGAGGCGGCGCGCGCTGGAGCTCGAGCGGCTCGACGAGTCCGCCCGCGCCCAGGCGGAGACTGACGCGCTGCCGCCGGCGCTGGACACGTCGCAGGCGCCGATGCTGCTCGACCCGGACGCGCCCGCCGGTCCGGTCGAGGAGGCGTTGGCGGCAGATCTCGCCAAGCTCGTCGGTGAGCCGCCGTGGAAGGCGACGCTGTCGGCGCTGGGCCGGGCGAACGCGCGGATCATCGACCAGGCGCCGCGCCACCAGCGGCTCGACGTGCTGTCCGGTGTGCAGCTGCGGTTGCTCGACGTCCTGGACCGGCTGCGCCGCACGAGCGAGGGCGCCGGCGCCGGGGCACCGGACAGCCTGGCCGGCCTGCTCGGTGAGCCGGACTGAGGCGGTCCCGCGGTTCGCCACGCCGCGGAACCCGTCTCGGCAGACGCTCGGCCGCAAGGTGGGCCGGGTCATGTCGCTGATCGACCCGCCGCGGCGCCTCGACGGGGTCCGCGGTCCGATGCCGTGGCAGCAGGACGCGCTCGACGTCGCGTGCGAGATCGACCCCGCGACCGGCGGGTTCTGGTACCGCGAGGTCGTCGTCGTCGTCCCCCGGCAGGCGGGCAAGACGTCGATGTCGCGGGGGAAGGTCACCCACCGGTGCTTGACCACACCGAAGGCGCCGGTGCTGTACACCGCCCAGGACCGGAACATGGCCCGCCGCCGCCTGGAGAAGTCGTTCCTGGACCCTCTGTCGGCGTCTCCCTTGGCGGCGTATCTCGCGCCGGCGACGGCCGGGGGGAGGCTCGGCTGGGACGGCGCCAACGGCCGGGAGAAGGTCAAGTTCGCCAACGGGTCCGAGATCTTCATCATCGCGGCGAAGAAGAAGGACGCCGCTCATGGCGACACCCTTCCCGAGGCGCACCTCGACGAGTACTTCGCGCAGGTCGACCAGCGGCTCGAGCAGGCGGTCGGCCCCACGATGATCACGGTCGCCGGCGCGCAGCGCTGGGTGATGTCGGCCGCCGGCGACGCGGGTTCCGCGCCGTTGTGGGCGAAGGTCGAAGCCGGCCGGGCACGTGTCGAAGCAGGCATCGAGTCACGGACCTGCTACCTCGAGTACTCGGCGCCACCTGGCGCGGATCGCTCCGATCCGGACACGATCTCCGGCGTGCACCCGGCTGTCGGGTTCACGATCACCGTCGACGACATCCTGGCCGAGCAGGTCACGATGGACGACGGCCCGGCCGGTCCGGAGGAGTGGAACCGGGCCTACTTCGGGTGGTGGCCGTCGGCGAAGGCCAAGCCGTGGGCGATTCCCCGGGGTTCCTGGGAGGACACCGCGCTCGCGGGCGATCGGGCGGACTGGTCCGGTGAGCCGGTGTGGTCGGTTGATGTCTCTCCGGATCGGGCGTGGGCGTCGATCGGCATGGCGGCGCAGCATCCGGGTGTGCGCTGCTGGCTCGAGGTGCCTGCGCACCGTGAGCACGGTCCGTGGCTGGTCGACCTGCTGAAGCAGCTCGCCGGCGAGCTCGGCGGCCGTCTGGTCGGCGTCGACGGGACGAGCCCCGCCGCGGCGCTGATCCCGGACCTCGAGGCGGCAGGGTTCACGGTCGACCGGCTGTCGCGGCAAGAGGTTGTCGATGCGTGTGGCGGCCTGTACGACGACGTGCTCGCCGGGATGGTGCTGCACGAGCTTGACCCGGATGTCGACGAGTCGTTGGCGTCGGCGGCGACGCGGGCGTCGGGTGACGCGTGGCTGTTCGTGCGGGGCCGGTCTGCCAGTGACATCTCGCCGCTGTACGCGGAGACGATCGCGCGCGCGGTGTTCGTCAAGCATGCCGGCCGGCGGTACGACGCCGCGTCGTCGGTCGGTTGAGAGGGGAGCCTCCGTGCAGCTCGTGTCCACCGTTCTGGACCTGCTCGGCGGCGTCCTGCTGGTCGCCGCGGTGGCGCTGCTGGCGTGGACGGTGCACCCGGCCCTCGGCCTGGCAGTCGCCGGCGGTGGGCTGATGATCGTCTCGTGGCTCGGCGACCGGGCGCGTGCCGCGAAGCGCGGCCGTGCGGCAAGGCGGCCGCGATGAGCTGGTTCCGCAGGGGTGTCTCGCTGGAGTCCGTGGGTGTGTCCGGCCGGCGCGGGTTCGGTAGCGGCGCGTCGACCGGGACGACGTCGAAGGCCTTGCAGCACTCGGTCGTGTGGGCGGCGATCCGGCTCCGCGCGGATCTGCTCTCGTTGATGCCGGTCGATGTGTTCCGGCCGTCGGCCACGGCCGGTATCAACGTGCCGGCGCCGACGCCCCCGGTGCTCGTCGAGCCGTGCGAGATAGCCGACGGTCACCCGATGTCGATCGGCGAGTGGATCTACTCCGGGCAGACCGCGCTGGACACCCATGGGAACAACTTCGGCGTCATCACCGCGCTCGACGCGTTCGGGCTGCCCCGCCGCATCGAGCTCGTCGAGACCGAGCTGGTCACGGCCAGGGTCCGGGGCCGCCGCATCCTGGAGTACCGGATCAACGGCGAGAAGCACGAGTCGCGCCTGATCTGGCATGAGCGGCAGTTCACGAAGGCGGGCCTCCCGATCGGCTTGTCGCCGATCGCCTTCTCCGCCCTGCAGCTCGCCGGCGGCCTGTCGGCCCAGCAGTTCGCGGTCGACTGGTTCCAGAACGGGACCGTGCCGGGCGCGATCCTGCGGAACAAGGAGATCCTCGTCGACCCGGAGGACGCTCAGATCATCGAGGACCGGATGCAGGCCACGCTGTACAACGGCGGCAACCTTGTGGTCGGCAAGGACTGGGAGTATCAGGCGGTGGCGGCGAAGGCCTCCGAGACCCAGTTCATCGAGCAGATGACGTTCTCCGACCTGGCGATGACCCGCTACTACGGGGTGCCGGCGGATCTCGTCGACGTGCACGTGGACTCGGCCACGATCAACTACGCGAACATCACCCAGCGCAACCTGCAGCTGCTCGTGATGAACCTCGGCGCCGCGAAGAAGCGTCGTGACGACGCGCTGACGCGGCTCACGCCCGGCACCCGGTTCGTGCGGCTCAACTCGAACGCGATGCTCGCGATGGACCCCAAGTCGCAGGCCGACCTGTTCAAGACCCGCATCGATTCCCGGACCCTCACGCCGGACCAGGCGCGCGCGATCGTCGACGAGCTGCCGCTCGCCGAGGCGGATTACGCGCAGTTCGACCGGCTGTGGCCAACCAAGCGCCCGTCCCGGGCGGAGAACCCCGGAGGGGAGTGACCGATGGACCCGGAGCTGCTCGAGCAGATCGCCGCCGCCGGCCGTGAGCGCTCGCATGCGGTCGCCGCCCGCGCGGACCGCCCGTCGCAGCGCCGCTGCGCGCAGGACTCGAACGCGCGGGCGTGGGTGTCCGCGCCCGCGTCCCGCATGCAGCTGCGGGAGACGGACGACGGCACCGGACCGCTGCACTTCTCGGGCTACGCGACGGTGTACGAGCGCGGCTACGAGATGTGGGACTGGTACGGCCCGTACACGGAGATCGTCTCGGCCGGTGCGGGCGCGCGGAGCCTCGCCCGCTCGGACCTCGACGTGCCGCTCGTGCTGCAGCACTCGAGCCTGCGCCGGATCGCACGCACCACGAACGGCACGCTGACGCTCAGCGAGGACGACACGGGCCTGCTGACTGACGCCCCCGCCCTCGACCGTGACGACGAGGACGTCCGGTACATCGCGCCCAAGCTGCGCGCCGAGCTCATCGACGAGATGAGCTTCATGTTCCGCATCATCAGCGGACAGTGGGCGCCGGACTACACCGAGTACCGCATCAACGAGTACGACATCCACCGCGGGGACGTCGCGATCGTCGGCTACGGGGCCAACCCGTGGACCGCCGGCGCCGGCCTCCGCGGCAAGAACGACGTGCTCGAAGTCGTCCGCTCCCTCGACGACGCCGCCGCCCGGGTGGCGCTCGCCGCTCTGCGCTCGCGGCTCGAGCCGCCGGCGTCGACGTCTCGCAGTGCCTCGCCCGTCCGCGCTGACGGGGAGCTGCTGCTGTCGTTCGTCTGAGGACGACGACACCCCCTGACGCGTCGCGTGAGGGCCTGCCGCGCTGAGGCCTGGCCGGGCACCGCCTGTCGCTTTCGGGATCCACCACCAACCACGACCGCCCCCGTGTGGGGCAGGACGGAGCACGACGATGAAGCTCGAGGAGCTCATCCGGCGGACCCGCGGCGAGATCAACTCCCGGATCGCCCGCCACAACGCGATCACCGAGGACCTCGAGCAGCTGCGCGCTGCCGAGACCCCCGACGAGGAGCGGATCACCGTGCTCCTCACCGAGCGGCAGAACCTGGCCGCGGAGCGGGCCGCGCTGACCACGCAGCTCGACGGCTACGAGTCCGAGCTGCGTGAGGACCAGGCGGTCGCGCGTCTGCAGCAGCAGAGCTCCCCGAGCGGCGCCCCGGCGGACCAGCGGGAGAGCACCCGCACCCCGGTGTCGGTCGTCACCGAGCCGCGCACGTACAGCCGCGAGAGCGACCCGCAGGGCCGCCGGTTCCTGTCCGACGTCGTCGGCGACCAGCTCGGCAACCGGGAGGCGCGCGAGCGGCTCAGCCGGCACATGGCCGAGGAGCGCACCGAGCGGGGTGCGCAGGTGCAGCGGGCGGTCACCGCGGCCGGCTCGCCGGGCACGATCATCCCGGTGTACCTGATCGACCTGTACGCCCCGAAGGGCCGCCCGGGTCGCAAGTTCGCCGACCAGTGCCGGCACCACGACCTGCCCGAGACGGGGATGACGGTGTACATCCCCCGGCAGACGGCCAAGACCGCGGTGGGGCTGCAGGCGACCGAGCTCGACGCGGTGGCCGAGTCCGACTACGACGACGAGAACATCGCGGTGGCGGTGCGCACCGCGTCGGGTTCGCAGTCGATCTCCCGGCAGGCGGCCGAGCGTGGCGTGGGTACCGAGGACATCGTGTTCGGCGACCTGCTCAAGTCGTACGACACGTCGCTGGACTCGCTGCTGCTCAACTCGGCGGTCTGGGGTCTGCTCGCGGTCGCCAACGCGGTGACCTACACGGACGCCGACCCGACGGCCCCCGAGGCGTACCGCAAGATCCTGGGCGCGGTCGCGAACGTCGAGGACACCCTCCTCGACTTCGACGAGGACGACCTGATCACGCTCATGCGGGGTCGCCGGTGGGCGTGGTTCAACGGCGAGGTGACCAACCTGAAGCCGTTCATCGCTCAGCCGAGCGTGCCCCTGGAGGCCTTCGGGACCAACGCGGGCAACCCGTACCCGGCAGGTGTGCGGGGCTTCCTGCCGAACGGCGGCCGGGTGGTCACCGACAACAACCTCCCGGCCGACCTCGGCCTGGGGACCAACGAGGACGTCGTCGTCGTGGTGGCCCAGCACGAGGCGCACCTGTGGGAGGACCCGGCGGCGCCGCTGTACATCCGCGCCGAGCAGACGCAGGCCAAGAACCTGGCGATCAACCTGGTCGTCTACGGCTACTTCGCGGCCTGCTTCGACCGGGTCGTCGACGAGCAGGGCACGCCGAAGGCGGTGCACCAGAAGCTCACCGGGACGGGCCTGGTCGCCCCGACGTTCTGACCGGACACCGGGTGGGCGGGACGCCCGTGAGGCTTCCGCCCACCCGGACCACCCACTGTTCGACACCCCATGGAGGGAGTGAGCATGACCAGCATCAAGGAGGCCGCCGCCAGGCGTGCGGCCGCGGCGGCGGGCGACCGGGAGGAGCTGCGCTCGGCGCTGCTCGAGGAGCGCCGCGGCTACGTGGCCCGAGGGTTGAAGGATCGGGCCGCCCAGGTCGACAAGCAGCTCGTGCTGCTCGGCGACGCCCCGAGCGCGACGGGGCCGGCGGCTGAGCCCAAGGGCTCGACCAAGGCCCGGCGCAGCGCCGCCCAGAACACGGCGGCTGCCGCCGAGGCGGCAGCTGCCGCGGAGGCGGAGGCTGCCGCGGAGGCGGAGGCGGCCGCTGCGGCGCAGGCCGAGAAGGCCGACGGGGCGCAGGCCTGACGTGGTGCCGGGGACGGGACGGGAGGAGTACCTGTGAGTGAGCCTCCCGTCCCGTTCCCGCCCGTCACGCTCGAGGAGCAGGCGGCCTTCCAGCGGATCAGCTGGCCGATCGCTGACGTGCTTGAGCAGGGTCGGCTGCAGGAGGCGCTCGACTCGGCGATCGGCCACGTCGAGAAGCTGGTCGGCCCGATCTCCCTGGCCACCCGCGACTACCTGGTGCGGCCCCGCCGCGACAAGCTGGTCCTGCCGGTGACCCGCCTGCAGGCGGTCGTGGAGGTGCGCGACCCCGCCGGGAACGTCGTCGCCCCGTACGACGTGAACCTGCTGTCCGGCATCGTCGAGCTGACCAGCGAGCCGGCGACGACGAAGGCGTGGACCGTGCGGGCGACCGCCGGCCAGGACGTGGTTCAGCTCAGGCGGGCGGTGAAGATCATCGCCTCGCACCTATACGAGGACCACCGTGGCACCGGTGCGCTGCCGGGTGGCCGCACCTACCCGTCGGGCGGCGAGGACACGCCGGCGCCGATGGGCTTCGCGATCCCCCGGCGGGCGGCCGAGCTGCTCGCCCCGTACCGCAGGACCGGCCGATGAGCGCGCCTCCGATCAGCCGGATCGATGCCGTCATCGACGAGCTCGCCACGGTGCTGGCTGCCGCGCTCGCGGACCTGAGCGACCCGGTCGAGATCCTCGACGGTGCGCGGGTCGGTGAGCTGCCGTGGCGGCACCTGATGCTCGGAGTCACGGACTCGGCTGACGTCGCCCCGTACACGACCCGCTACGAGCGTCAGGACGGCCTCGGCGCCGCCCGGTACGTGGAGGCGTGGGAGGTCCGCTGCGGCCTGTGTCTGGCCGCCGGTGACACGTTCGCGCTCAAGGGGCTTCGCGCCGAGGCCGCGGGCGTGCTGCAGCTTCTCGACACGGCGTTGCGGGCTGCGCACCGCCGCGGTGGCGTGTGGGACGACGCGGCGATCGGCGACGCGGAGATGGCCTGGTATCCGGTGCTCAACGAGAGGGGCGCCACGGTGGTGGTGTTCTTCTCCCTCGAGGGGCGTTCCGTCCTGTGAGCGTCCGGTTCAGCTACGTCGACTCGACCCTCCACAGTGAGGTCGGCCGCACCGCGTACACGTACACGGGCAAGGACTTCGTCCGCCTCGAGCTCGATCTGCGCGACGTGCCCACGCAGCTGCGCAAGATGCTCGACCGGCGACTGCGTTCGGTCGGTGACGTGACTGTGGCGGCGGTCCGCCGGCACGCGTCGTGGTCGAGCCGGATTCCCGGCGCCGTGCACCTGCGGGTGCGGTTCACCGGCAAGGACCCGGGCCTGCTGATCTACGTCGACGCGGCCGCGGCGCCGCACGCGCGCCCCTACGAGGGCCTGCTGAAGGACTCGTTCCGGCACCCGGTGTTCGGTGACGTCGACGTGTGGGTGAGCCAGGATGTCCGGCGCTTCGTCTGGCCGGGTGTGCAGGAGACCCAGCAGCAGGTGGCCGATGCCGTCGACGAGGCGATCGCCGCGGCGTTCCACGCGGCCGGCTTCGGCTGACCGTCCCATCGAGCACCAGGAGGGTGTCATGGCCAAGCTTCGCCACGCCGGCGTCGAGGGGACCGTCGAGGTTCCGGACAGGGTTCTGCCGTTCTGGACGCAGAAGGCCGGCTGGGTGCCCACCGACGAGCCGGTGCCGGCCTCGTCGCCCGACTCGCCGGAGGCTGCGAGGAAGCGCACCCGCCCGCCGCGCCGCCGCGCGGCATCCAAGCCGGCCACGGTCGAATCGATCGTGGCTCCGGACGCCCTGGCGCCCGACACCACCAACCCTGAGGAGTGAGCATGGCCACCCTGCCCACGTCGACGCGGTACTACGCACCGCTCGTCACGAAGATCTGGTTCCTGCCGGCGATCGCCGCCGCGACCCTCGCCGCGACCCGCCTCGAGCTGACGGCGGGTACCGACCTGTCCGACGAGGTCGCCGACATCGCCGGATGGACCGTCACCGGTGAGGACGTCCCCACCCCGGGTCTGAACCCGTTCACCGGCAACGTCCCGGGCCGCACGAGCGTCGACGCCTCCTCGATCACGTTCTACGCCGACGAGCTCGGCGTCGACGTGCGCGGGGTGCTGACCCCGGGCCTGTCCGGCTTCATCGTGATCGCCGACGCCGGCGACGTCGCCACCGGGGTGATGGACGTCTTCCCGGTCCGGGTGAAGTCGGTGGGCAAGCCGCGCACCGTCACCGGCTCGAACGCCTCCCAGGTCACGATCGGGTTCTCCACGCCCCGCAAGCCGGCGCAGGACCTCCCGATCCCCGCATGACCGTTCGCGACCGCCTCGCCGGCAAGCAGCGCCGCCGCGCCTCCGTCCGTGTCGTCATCGACGTCGAGGCGGCGGGCGCGGCGGCTTCGCTCGTTCACCAGAGGGATGCTCTCCTGGCCGCGGTGCGGTTGACCGGCGACCAGGTCCTCGTGGACTCCGCCGAGGCGGACCTCGAACGGGCCCGTGTGGCGCTCGAGGGCGCGTACGAGACGCTTCTGTTCGACGCGCTCGACCCGGACGCCTACGAGGCCCTGCTGGCGGGGTTCGTCGACGAGTCCGGTTATCTCGACCACAGCGCCGCCCTGCCGTCCCTGGCTGCCGCGTGCGTCACCGACGAGTCCCTGATGGATGCGCAGTGGTGGACCGATGAGCTGGCGTCGGGTCGGTGGAACGCCGGCGAGATAGCCGACCTGTTGACCACCCTCGTCGAGCTGAACTATGCGGTGCCCGGGCCCGGCCCGGGAAAAGGCTGAGCCGCGACCGCCTGTACGCAGCCCGCATGGGCTACGTCGGCCCTCGCGGCCTGCCCCTGACCGGCGAGTTCCTCAGCTGGTCACCCACCGACCAGGAGGCGGCCCTCTCCTGGCAGGCGCACGAGGCGGCGCGCTGCTCGACGTGCGGCCGCCACCCGGACGACCAGCCCCGGCACCCGCACGTCGAGCGGTGCCCGGACTGTGCCGCGCTCGCGGCCGCCCGCCGCGACGCCCACCCGGAGCTCGGCGAGCACGTGGTGTGGGCGCCTGGTGCACGTGAGCACTGCCCGACCTGCAGCAGCAAGGACAAGACGCCGGTGTAGCCGGCCCGACGCCAGGCGGGAGGTGCCTCAGGTGGCCGCTCGCCAGCAGCGTGACGTCAAGATCCGCATCCTGTCCGAGTACTACGACGCCGGGTCGAAGGCCGCCGAGCGTGCCCAGCGGCGGTTGGCGTCCCTGCAGATGGCGGCCGCGGCGGAGGATGTTCAGCGGGAGGCGCAGAAGGCGGCGGCGGTCGCCGCGGCGAACGCGGCGCAGGCCGATGCGATGCGCCGGTCCGGGCAGGTCATGCTGGGGATCACCGCGGCGGTGGCGGTCGGCCTCGGCCTGGCGACGAAGGCGTCGATGGATTGGCAGTCGGCCTTCACCGGGGTGCGCAAGGTGGTCGACGGGTCCCCGGAGGAGATCTCGCAGCTCGAGCGTGAGCTGCGCGGCCTGGCGCAGGTTCTGCCGGCCACCCATGAGCAGATCGCCGGTGTGGCGGAGGTCGCCGGTCAGCTCGGCGTGCGCCGGCAGGACGTCGCGGAGTTCACCCGCACCGCGATCAACATGGGCGAGACCACGAACATGGCTGCCGACGAGGCGGCCACGGCGATGGCCCAGCTGAGCAACATCATGGGCATCGGCGCGGACAAGGCCGACGAGATGGGTTCGGCGATCGTCGCGCTCGGCAACGATGGCGCCTCGACGGAGCAGGACATCGTGTCGATGGCGCTGCGGATCGCCGGCGCCGGCCGCACCGTCGGCTTGACGGCGGACCAGGTGCTGGCGATCGCCTCTGGTCTGTCGTCGGTGGGCCTGGAGGTCGAGGCCGGTGGCACCGCGATCTCCCGGGTGCTGATCCAGATCGACAAGGATGTGCGCGGCGGAGCCGACACGCTCACCACCTACGCGCAGGTGTCCGGTACCACTGTCGAGGCGTTCAAGAAGCAGTGGCAGACCGACGCCGCCGGCGCCCTGACGGGGTTCCTGAACGGCCTGGGCAGGATGCAGACCGCCGGCGGTGACACGACCCGGGTCCTGGACACTCTCGGTTTCTCCGAGGTGCGGGTCACCGACGCGATGCGTCGTGCCGCCTACGCCGGCGAGCTCCTCAACGACGCGCTCGAGACCGGGAAGCGGGGCTGGGCGGAGAACAACGCCTTGACCGAGGAGGCGTCCCGCCGGTATGAGACGGCCGAGGCGCGGCTGGCGACCGCCCGTAACCGCCTCAACGACGTCGCGATCGACATTGGCGCGAACTTCCTGCCGGTGATGGTCACTGGTGGGGAGATGGTCGCCGACCTCGCGGACGGCTTCCGGTCCCTGCCCGAGCCGCTCCAGGACTGGACCGTCAAGCTCGGCACCGCCGCGACCGGCCTGCTCGGCGTGGTCGGCGGGGCCGCCCTGGTGATCCCGAAGCTCGGTGAGCTCAAGAAGACGCTGGACGCCCTGCAGGGCGGTTCGTCGATGTTCGGCACCGCGATCGGCAAGACCGCCTCGTTCCTCACCGGTCCGTGGGGTCTGGCCCTCGCGGGTGCGGTGGTCGCCGGCGGGTGGTGGCTGCAGCAGCAGGGCGAGATGCGCCGCAACGTGCAGGCGCTCACGGACACGCTCGACGAGCAGACGGGCGCGATCACCGAGAACACCCGCGAGAAGACCGTGGCCCGGCTGCAGGAGCGCGGCATGCTGGAGGCTGCGGCTGAGCTGGGCATCGAGCTGGATCGGGTCACCGACGCCGCACTGGGCAACAAGGACGCCATCGATTATGTGGCTCAGGCGAGCCGCGACGCCGTCGCTGCTGAACGGGAGCACGCGATCGCGGCGGGCCAGACGGGCCGCGCGGCTCTCGACGCCAGCCAGGATGCGCTGTACGCCTCCGAGGTGCTCGAGCGCGGTCTCGTCAAGCAGCGAGGCGAGACGGAGGCTGCCCGGCACGAGTGGGAGCTGCACGCTGAGGCGCTCGGCAGGACGACCACGGCGACGGACGGCGCGTCGGGGGCGACTAGCGACCTGAACGCCGACCTGACCCGGCAGGCGCAGCTCGCCGAGGACGCCCAGGAGGCGATCGACGACCTCTCCACCGCCCTGGACGACCTGAACGGTCCGACGCTGAACGCCAGGGAGGCCGAACGGCGCTGGGCCGAGCAGCTCGACAAGGTCCGGGAGGCGCTCGAGGCGAACGGGGCGACCCTCGACGTCAACACGGAGAAGGGCCGCGAGAACCAGGACGTCCTCGACGGCCTCGCCCGCGCCGGCATCGACCGCGCCAACGCGGTCCTGGAGCAGACCGGCTCGCTCGACGACTACAACCGTGTCCTCGGCGAGCAGCGCACCGCCCTCACGCTCGCAGCCACGCAGTACGGGCTGACCGCCGGCGAGGCGCAGCTCTACGTCGACGCGGTGCTGGGGATCCCGGACACTGCGACGACGCAGGCGATCCTGGACACGGTGGAGGCGGATAGGCAGCTGGCCGGCTGGAAGAGCAAGCTCGCCGTCCGCGAGGTGAAGTTCAACCCGATGCTGCCCTTCAGCAGCCAGTACTACATGCAGCGCGCGAGCGGGTCGATCGACTTCTTCCGTGATGGCGCGATCCGGCCGATGGACAGGGTTGCGCAGATGGTTCCGCCGGGTTCGTTGCGTGTGGTCGGCGACCGCTCCGACGTCCCCGAGCTTTTCGCGCCACTGGACTATTCGGCTCGTTCCAGGAGCCTGTGGGAGACCGCCGGCAGCATGATGGGTTGGGGCCCGGACAGCTCGCCGGTGGTGGTGCAGGTGGCGGCGGCCGGTGCCCCCGCCGGCCCGGTGAGTCTGTCTACGGAGACGATCCGCGCCCTGGGTGTCGAGATCGGCCGGGAGGTCCTGGCCGGTGCCGGGGCGGTGGCTGGGTCGGCGCTGACGGCGACGGCTCGTGACGCGGCGGGGCGCCGCTCCGGGGGAGGGTGGGGCTGATGGCCGGGCTCGAGCTGGTGGTGCTGGCGGATGCCAACCCCTGTCCGCGGGTCGGTGTCACGATCACCGGCCTGGACAACGCCGGCGAGTCGACGATCACCGTGTGGCGTGCGCCCATCGGTGAGGCCCGTGCACCCGTGCGTGGGTTGCGTTCGGTCGTGGTGGTCGACGCGACCTATGTCGTGGACCATGAGGTGCCGCTGGGCCGGCCGGTCACGTACACGTTGGAGGTGACGGCCGGCGCGGTGGTGCCGGACACGCTGGAGGTGACGGTGACCGTGCCGTCGGATGATGCGTGGCTGCAGGACCCGCTCGAGCCGTCGACCGCGGTCGCGTTGGCGCTCGATGTGGTCGACGGTGGCGTGTGGTTCCATTCCCGCGCCTTGTCCCGGCTCGGTTACGCCGCGGCCGGCGACCTGGTGCAGGTGCTCGGGTCACGGCTGCCGACGGCCCTGGGTGGCCGTCCGTCGACCGCTGCCGGTGTCCCCTTCGACGTGTTCGCCGACTCGGTCGAGGAGTGCAACCGGGTGCGGCTGCTGATCGGCGAGGCGTTCCCGCTGCTGCTGCGCACCGTGCCGGCCCTCTCCCCGCTGCCGTCCTTGGCGTACCTGCGCGCGGAGGCGGTCGAGCGGCCCGTCACGTCGCTGATGGGCGGCACCCTGACCGTGTGGGAGCTGACCGGGGACCTGGTCCGCCCACCGTCGGTGAACCTGCTGGTGCCGACGTGGACGTATGAGCAGGTGACGGCGTTGTGGGCGACGTACGCGGACGCGGCCGCGGCCGGCCGCACCTACCTGGACTGGATGAAGGACCCCACCCCATGAGGCCGCACAGCCGGCAGGTCGCCGACGCGCTCGCCGGCTCGCAGGGTGAGGTGCGGCTCGTCGTCGACGCGTGGCGTGGTGGCGTGACGGTCGCCGAGGATCTGCCGGTCGCGGAGTGGGAGATCTCCTGGGACGTCACCCGCCAGGTGCAGGCGCAGGCCCGGGTGACGGTCTCCGACGAGTCGGGCGTGCTCGCCCCGTGGGCGCCCGACGACCCGCTCGGCGCGGGCGGGACCCGGCTGCGGTGCCGGTATCGGATGGTCGACGTCGGCCAGGACGTGCAGCTGGAGTGGCTGCGGCTGGTCCGCCCGGAGACGGTCGAGTCGTGGCGCATCCACCCGCGCACCCTCGCGTGGCTGTCGACCGGGGCGACCGTCACGCTCGGCGCCGAGTCGCTGACGTGGCAGGCCCGCGCCGAGCGGTTCCTCGGCCCGCAGTCCCCGCAGGTGACGGCCTCGACCCTGGCCGAGGTCGCCCGCCTCCTGCAGGACATCGTGCCGCTCGGCTCCACCGCCGGCATCACGGACAAGCCGGTCTCCTCCACCGTCATCTACGGGTCGGGCCGGATGGACGCCGTCGAGGACCTCCTGGCCTCCCTCGACGCGACGCACCGCATGTCCGCCGACGGCCTCCTCGATGTCGTGCCGATCGCCGGCGCCGCCGGTGACCCGACGTTCCTCGTCGGCGGCGACGAGGGGGTCCTGGTCGACGTGTCCCGTTCGCAGGACGCCGAGGGGCTGTACAACGCCGCGGTGTCGACGTCGACGACCGAGGACGGCAAGCAGCTCGTCGGCATCGCCACCCTCAACGACAGCGCCCTGAGGTTCGGTGGCCCGCACGGCCGCATCCCCGCGTTCCACGGCGCGAACCTCGCCAAGACGCAGGCCATGGTCGACGCCGACGCGGCCACCTACCTGGCCACCCGCACGACCGCCCAACGGGCCGTCCTGCCGGTCACCTGCCTGCCGAACCCGGCGTTGCAGGTGCGGGACCCGGTGCGGCTGATGATCCCGGTCCCGGGCACCCCGGACGGGCTGCCGCTGGACGGCATCGTCGAGACCATGCGGCTGTCGGGGAGGGCCTCGAGCGTGCACCCGATGACCTTGTCGGTGTCGGTGCCCACCGACGCCTTGCAGGTGATCGCCGAGAGGCTGCGCCGTGAGCGGCGCGGCTGAGCTCGCGCTCGAGGTCGCCACCGGCCGCCTGCCTGGCGCGGTGATCCTCGCCGGCGACGTCGTCATGCTCGACGGTGCGCTCGCGGTCAACGTCGGCGGCACCTACCCGCCGGTGCGGTGGGTCGCCGGGTGGGTGCCGGCTGTGGGTGACGTCGTCCGGGTCCTGGCCTACGCCGGCGAGTACCTGGTCGTCGGCCGGGTGCAGTCCACCGCCCGGCCGGCGACGGGCACCGTCACCGCCGCCGGCACGCCCCGTTGCACGGTCAGCGCCGGCGGCGTCCTCTACCAGTGCCTGCGCGACGCCGCCTACACCCCGGTCGTCGGTCACGTCGTGCGTCTCGACTGGTCCGAGCCTGTGCCGTGGGTGATCGGCCAGACCCTCACCGACAGCTCCGTGGCCCCCACCGATCCGACCGTGCCTGCACCGCCACCCACCGGGCCGGTCACGGGCGTCGACACGTTCGCGGCCGTCGACTCCGGCCGCTGGTCGACGACCTACGGCTGGGCTGCTGACGGCACCTACGCCGGCCGCCCGCAGCAGGGCACGTCCGGTGGCACGAACACCGGCGCCTGGTTCTACGGCGCCGGTCCGGCCGCCGCGCTCGCGGGCCGCACGATCACCCGCGCCGAGGTGTACGTGATCCGTGCGTCGATCCAGGGCCCGGGTGGCGCAGCCGCCGTGCACCTGTACCGCCACACCTCGAACACCCGCCCGGCGGGCAACGTGGCGCGTGTCGCCGGCCCTTCTGATGTCTCCCGCGCTCGCGGGGAGGCCGGGTGGGCGGATGTCCCGGCGGCGTGGGGTCAGTCGATCGTCGACGGCGGCGGCGGGTTGGCGATCTTCGGTGACCCGTACCTGCTGCTCGACGGTCTCCTGCAGAACGGCCAGTCGGGTGCGTTGCGCCTGACGTGGGCCCGCTGACCTTCTTTCCCCGGCGCGGGTGACGTGTCGGCCGTGATCCCTCGGAGGTGCTCTCGTGGCGTTCGACTGGCGCAAGGTCTTCTACCCGGTCGCGGGGGATCTGTTCGCCCCGCATCTGCACATGAAGCAGCTCGCCGACACGACCGGCGGCATCGTCCCCGCGGTCAACCAGGCCGACCGGGATGCCATCTACGCGGCGGCCGTCGCGGCGGGTGTGGACCCGGCGGCGAACCCGGTGATCGTGGACCGCCTGGACACCGGGCAGTTGGAACGGAATGCCGGGTCCGTGTGGACGTCGTTCGCACCCTTCGACGACACGGGGTGGCTTCCTGCGGGGGCCTCCAGTTTCGCTTTCTCGGCGGGCTGGTCGGCTTCCGCCCCGGTATCGGGATGGCAGTCCCTGGCGCTGCGACGGGTTGGCCACGAAGTACGGCTGAACGGGCTCGTGCAGAAGGCGACCGCGATCGTCGCAAGCGACGTGATCCTGACGGTCGCGACGGAGATGCGCCCAACGGCGCGGACGGCGGCGGGGTCGGTAGGCGTGATCGCCGCGCAGATCCAGCCGTCGGGAGCCGTCGTGGCGACCGCGGCCGGTGCGGCCGCCACTGCACAGGTCATCGACCTGTCCTGGTGGCTGTGATGGCCGCCAGCACCTGGCATCACGAGGCGGCGACGTAGCGGAAGGTCCACGAGAGCACGTCGCCGGGCTTCCAGGTGAACGGTGCCGTCGCGTTCACGGGCGCGCGGACGGTCGGGCTGCTGGCCTCGGCGTACACCTTCGCCTCGGACACGGAGGCCTCAGCCAGCACCCGGCCGAAGTAGATCTGCACGCCGCTGTTGAGCAGGGTCGCGGTGCCCAGGTCGTGGTTGGTGCCGGCCGTGCCGTAGAACGCGGCCGCGGGGAGCGGAAGCGACCAGCCGACCGTGTTGTTGCCCGACGCGGCCGCCAGCGACGAGCTCGGCCCGAGCGCGAACCGCCCGACGCCCTCCACCAGCTGCCCGACGCGCGACCACCACCCCTCGACCTGGCCATCGCCCAAGGTCGCCCGCGTGAGCGCCGGCACCCAGGTGCCACCCAGCGGCGTCAGCGGGGACCAGTCCGACCCGGGGTTTCGTTCCGATCCTCCGCCCCGTCAGCACTCCGCCGGCGGGGCTTCGTCATGTCACCAGAAGGAGGTCCGTCATGGGACTCGGCAAGCAGGTCGCTCCGGTCAGCTCGATCCACACGTTCGCGTTGTGGGCTCGCCGGCTGGGCTACGCGGTGGGTGAGATGCATGGTTTCGGCACCGTGCACCCGGTCCACACGAAGGGCAGCTGGCACTACGACCAGGTCGGCGGGATCGGCTTGGCCGCGGACATCAACAAGAACGGATCGCGTGAGCGCGACGCACTGGTCCGCGCGGTCGAGGTGGCGCAGGAGCTGGGCCTGGCGGTCATCTACGCCCGGGACGGCATCAACGGTGAGGCGAAGGCCCACCAGACGCACCTGCACACCGACGTCGGCCCGTACAGCCACCTCGGCCGCTCCGCGGGCACGCCGCGCCCGGGTGGCGACATCCTCACCCACGCGCTACAGGTCGCGGTGCGCACGTCCCCGGACCAGGTCTGGGGTACGGATACCGACCGGCGCCTCGAGCTGGTGCGCGCCGCGGCGGTGTGGCGTGGGCACACGTTCCCGCAGGGCGTCGCCGAGACGCAGCGGGTCGTGGGCACGAAGGACGACGGCGACTGGGGCAAGAACAGTCGGGCGGCGCACGACGCGACGGTGGCGGCGATCCAGCAGGCGCTCGCGGTCGACGGCTACTACCGCGGCCGGCCGGACGGGGTCTGGGCCTCGCAGACCGACGGCGCCTACCTGGCGGCGCGTGACATCCGCTGGCGCCGGTGACCTCGTGCGCGAGGCGCTGCTGATCGCGTTCCTCGTCCTCCTGACGATCGCCGGCGCGGTCGCGCTCGCGGTGGCCCTCGTCGACCTGACCCTGCTCGGCCCCTTGCGCACCGTCACTCTGATCGTCTCGGAGGTCCCGACCTGATGGACGTCACCCTCGCCGCGGTCCTCATCACGGCCGCGGTCGCGGTCGGCGGGTCCTGGCTGGTTGCCCGCACGACGGGCCGCTCCGCTGCCCAGGCCGTCGAGGTCCAGTCCCGTGAGGTCGACCGCAAGCGGATCACCGATCTCGAGGGCCAGGTCGAGCGTCTGTGGCAGCTGCGTCAGACCGACGCGGTGACGATCCGCCGTCTGGGCGACTTCGTCGACGTCCTCGAGGCCCACATCTGGCAACGCAAGCCCCCACCCCCACCGTCCCGCCCGGACGGCATCTGACCTGAGGAGGTCATCATGCGTGTGCTGTACCAGCTCGGCCGTCTCCTGCTCGTCGTCGCGTTCGCCCTCGTGGCGATCGGCGCGGCCATGTTCCTGCTCGCGGGCCCCGCCGCGGCCGCCGAGCCCGGCGCTGCCGCCGCGGTGGTCGAGGGGGTCGCGTTCACCCTCGACGGCGCCGCCACCGTGCACCTGCTCGTGGCGTTCGTGCTGCCCGTGCTCGTCGGCCTGGTCACCACGAGGGTGACGTCCGCCGGCCGGAAGGCATGGTTGCTCGCTGGTCTCACCCTGGTCACGTCCCTGCTGGTCGAGCTCGGCCGGGTGCTCGCCGCCGGTGGTGTCTTCGACGTCGGCGCGTCCCTGCTGACCGCGCTGCCGGCGTTCGTGGTGTCCGTGGCCGGTCACTACGGCCTGTGGAAGCCGACCGGTGTGAGCGGCGCGGCGCAGGATGTCGGCACCGGCAGACACGCCACCTGAGCATCACCTCCATACGCGACGGCCCCCGTCTCACCCTCACGGGTGGGGCGGGGGCCGCGTTCGTGCGTTCGGCGGCTACAGGCCTGCGCCCGTGACGCCAGCCTCGGCTTGCGCCGCGGTGAACAGCTCTCCCTTCACCAACTGGTCGACGAGCCCCGCGTGCGAGAACGACATCATCGCGAGATAGTCCTCGGCCATGGCCACGGCCTGGACGTTCCAGTCGGCGTGCTGCGCGTCGACCCCGTACTCAGCGTCCGCCTGCGCGAACTGCTCCCCCTGCACGAGCTGCCGGACCAGGCCGTCGCGGGAGAAGGCCATGTACGACAGGTAGTCAGCCGCCTTCCGGCGGGCGTTGGCCTGAGCCGCCGTCTCTGCTGGCGCCGCAGGCGTGGCAGGCGGAGCGGCCGCCTCGGTCGTCGGGACCTCGCTGGGCGTGTTGCTGGCGCTCGGTGGGGTGCTGGCGGCCGTCGTCGTTGCGGTGCTGGCGGCCGTCGTCGTTGCGGTGCTCGCGGCGCCGCTGCTGGGCTCCGTGGCGGGCGTCTTGCTGGCCGAGCAGCCCGCCAGGAGAGCGATCATGACAGCGAGGGTGAGGCTTCGTGTGCGCACGATCCCGATGATGCTCCGCTCGCGGCGCGCGTGGGGGTGGTTCGGCGGGTGGTTCATGCTGCCTTCCTTCCTTCGATGGTGCTGCGGGGTTGCTCATGGACGGGTCGCAACTTCGCCAGGCCGGCGCGTTCCTGGTCGTCGACGACGAGCGTGTAGATCTGCGTCGACGACAGCGAGGCGTGGCGCATGAGCTCCTGGACGACCCGCACGTCGACGCCGGACCGCAGCAGCTCGGTGCCGAAGAAATGGCGCAGCTGGTGGGCGGTGGCGCGGATCTCGCACCGGGTCAGCGCCCGCCCGATGGCGGACGTGACGGAGCCGGGCAGGATGTGCTCGCCGGCCCGGTCCTTGTAGCTGTAGGACTCGAACCACCAGCCCCGCCGGGGCATCAGCAGCGCGTCGGCCGCGACGGTCTCGTGCAGCGGCAGCCACGCTTCGACGCCGCCCTTGCCGCGGACGAACAGCCGGCGGCCGAGCAGGTCCACGTCCTCGCCGCGCACCGCGGCGATCTCGTGGACCCGCAGACCCTCGTAGGCGGCCAGGTGGATCATCACCCGGGCGCGCAGGTGGACCCCGGACTTGTTGAGGAGGTCCTCGAGGTGCTCGCGGCTGATCGGCCGCGGCAGGCGCCGGGGCACGCGTGGTGTCTTGAGGCGGGCGGTCGGGTCGTCGGCCCGGATCTGCTCGTCGCGCAGCCATCGGCTCCAGGCCCGGATCGCGCCGAAGTAGCTGGCCCGGGTGCCGGCGGACGGCAGGTCTCCGAGCCAGGCGACGATGCTCTCCCGAGTCAGCGCGGTGGGCTCTTCGTCGAGCTGCCGGGCGGCCTGGGCCACGATCCGAACGCGCTCGCTGATGGTGCGCTCGCGGATCCCCTCGGCGCGCATCGTCGCGGCCCAGGTCTCGAGTGCTCTGCTCATGGTGGTGTCCCTTCCAGGGTGTGGGTGGAAGGACCCATCGGCCGCCACGAGGGTTAGGACCATAGATCGTCGCGACGGCTAGGCCGACTGGGCGACGACCAGCGCTGAGGGCCCCTGGGCAGCGGTCTCGCGCGTTGTCGGGGCCACGTGCGGTGCCTCGCTCGACACCAGCCGGCCCGCCGGTTCCGGCGTCAAGGCGACCTTGACGCCCCAACGCTGCTGAGCGGCCTGCCGTGTGGTGCCTGTCGCGTGCGCGATCTCGCCCCAGGACCGACCGGCCGCCCGTAGCCCGGCCACGGCCCGCGTGATCGCCTCGTCGACCGCATCCCGTACGGCGAGCAGCTCGGCCAGGTCCTCGACGTCGGCCGCGGCCACCCGCCGGCCGTACGCGCGCAGTGCCCGGCGGATGAACGCGGAGTACTCGCTGTGGTCCCCGCCGCCCATCAGGCCGGCACCTCCGCCAGCACCGTGACGGACGCCGCGGCGTACAGCAGGCCGCGCTCGCGGGTGGACCCGAGGATGTTCAGGTCGCCGGCGAACTGCTCGGCCCTGGCCTGGCTGCGGGGCGCGTCCGAGTGCATGCGCCAGCCGGTCTCCGGGTGCCGGGCCATGACGACCCACCACTGCTCGACCAGCGGCTCGAGGTCGTTCATCGCCTCGCCGTTCCGGCGGCGAGGGCAGAGGCCGGTCGGGTGCCGTGCAGCGCGGCGCAGGCTCGGTCGGCAGGGTCGATGACGTTGCCGAGAAGGTGGGCCGCCTGGGCGATGGTCGCCACTGCGCAGGCGGCGCGCCGTTCGTCCCCGGCGGCGAGGGCGTCGTCCAGCTCGACGACGTAGTCGTGCAGCATCTGCAGGTCGGTGGCGCAGCCGAGTGCTGCGTCGGTGCGCTCGCTCA